AAGCCATTTGAGGCCTGGATGGAGTCAGTCAGCGACGTTGAGGTAGGAGATGGCGACCCAAAAGCCACGAGCGCGGAAGTGTCAGCCGACTAATCATCGAGCTAGCAATAGCCACGCAAATACCTATGGAGCATTGGCGTACAGCTGAGGACATACTTACAGCGATAGAAATATTGGAAGCGAGGGCAAATGGCAAATGACCCGATAGCCCTAGACAAGTCTGAGCTGGCACAAGTGTTTAAGGCGCTTAAAAATTTAGATGAGGCCGCGATCGATGAAGCCAAGCGCCAGTCAGGTGCTTTGGCTGATTACGCTCGTACAGAAATTGTGCAGACAGCAGACACACTTAAAAGCCGTAAAGTCGCCAGCAGGGTAGCCTCAGGATCAAAGGTCAAAAAGTCTAGCAAGATTGGCGAGATTACATTTGGCTACGCATCGCAGAAGTTTAGCGGCGGTGCAGATACCAGGCAGATTTGGGGCGGCTCAGAATTTGGCTCTAATAAGTGGAAGCAATTTCCTATATGGTCAGGCCGCGAGGGTCGAGGCTCAAAGGGTTATTTTATCTACCCTACATTGCGCAGAATACAGCCAGAGATAGTACAGCGCTGGAGCGCAGCATTTAGCAAGATATTGAAGGAGTGGGGCTAATGGCAGGCACAAGATCGTTAACGCTTAAACTATTAGCAGACGTCGATAACTTTACAAAAAACCTCAAAGGCGCAGATAGCGAGGTCAAGGGCTTTGGCGACAAGGTCGGAGCATTTGGCAAAAAGGCTGCCCTAGCATTTGCAGCCGCAGGCGCAGCGGCAGCGGCTTATGCAGGTAAATTACTGGTCGATGGCGTAAAGGCAGCGATTGAAGATGAGGCAGCACAGGCCAAGCTTGCAACCACTTTAAAAAATGTCACAGGCGCGACAGATGCACAGGTAGCGGCGATTGAGTCGCAGATACTTAAAACATCGTTACTAACTGGTCTGACTGATGATGAGCTACGCCCAAGCTTTGAGCGCTTTCTACGCGCCACAAAAGATTCAGATGCAGCCCTTAAATTACAGGCAACGGCGATCGATGTGGCCGCTGGTTCTGGCAAGTCATTAGAGGCCGTTACAAATGCAATGGCGAAGGCCGCTGAGGGCAACACAGCATCACTCGTAAAGCTAGGCATTGGCCTTACGGCAGCAGAACTTAAAACAATGTCAATGGATGAGATCACGCTTAAATTGGCTGAGACTTTTGGCGGTCAGGCTGCACAACAGGCAGACACATTTCAAGGCAAGATGGCGCGTTTAAGCGTTGCATTTGCAGAAGGTAAAGAGACAGTCGGCGCATTTGTACTGGATGCAATAACGCCTATGGTCACCAATTTTGTTGACAAGGTCATACCAGCGGTGCAGAAACTAGCAGAAGAACTAGGGCCAAAGCTTACGCCAGTATTTACAGCCCTCACAGAATACATACGCGATTTTGTTATTCCTACATTTAGAGACATTTGGGCATTTATTACAGACTTTGTCATACCTACAATTTCAGCAATCTTGACACCAGTAATTGATGCCCTGCGGACGTCTTTTGAACAGGTCACTACCAAGCTCGCAGAAAATGAGGAAAAGCTAAAGCCGCTTGTGGCATTGTTCAAAACCGTTGCGGCTTTTGTGCGCGATTATTTAGCGCCAGTTATCGGCACACAGTTAAAATTTGCATTTACAGCTTTAGGTACAGCCCTCAGCATTATCATCGACAATTTTGCAACGCTAGTCAGCACAGTAAATAACGCCTATAACGCCATTAAAAAATTGGTTAAATTCATTGACGAAAACCCAATAGCGCTAGGATCGACTGGCGTTGCTGGTTTTGGGTTGCAAAAGTTATTTGGCGGCGGCAGGGCTATGGGTGGCCCAGTTAACGCTGGCACTACTTATATGGTGGGCGAGCGTGGGCCTGAGCTATTTATGCCTAACGCCAGCGGCACGATTATCCCTAACAATAAATTAAACGGCGGCGGGACAGTTATTAACCTAACAGTCAATGGCGCGATCGATGGCGAGTCAACGGCTAGACAGATTGTACGCATACTCAATGACTCACAGGCCAGGGGTACGCTCGGAGCGGCGGCTTTTGGATGAGTGCCTATACACCCGTCTATAAAGTCCTAGTTAATGGCGTCGAGCTAACAGACGTCGCCCTAGAAAATTTAACTATAACTAGCGGTCGCACAGATGTAAACAGCCAGCCCGTTGCAGGGTATTGCCAGGTGCAACTAATTAACCTCAATAACTCAGCCTATGATTTTACGGTAGGCACAGGCATAACAGTAGAGGTCACAGATAGCACAGCGACTTTTGTGCCGATCTTTGGCGGCTATATCTCAGACTTTACTACTACAGTTAATGCCGTCGGTACTTTGGCCGCTACGACTGTCGTACAGATAACAGCGCTAGGCGCATTGTCTAAATTGACTAAATTTATTGATCCTGGCGTATTGTCATCAGATCAAGACGGCGACCAGATTTACGACCTGCTCGATAATTACCTTTTAGGTGAGTGGCAGGATGTACCAGCCGCGCAGACGTGGGCCACCTATGACGCTACAGAGACATGGGCAGAAGCACTTAATTTAGGGCTAGGCGAGATCGATCGGCCAGGCGATTTTTTGATGATCGCCCGTACAAGTAATGAGACAGACCTATACAGCCTAGCTACAGAGATTGCCACAAGCGCGCTAGGGCTGTTGTACGAGGACGCTAACGGCAACATAGGCTATGCAGACAGTACACACAGGCAAGACTATCTAGCAGCTGAAGGCTATACGACCCTAGACGCTAACCACGCCAACGGGGCAGGTTTATCGGTGACAACACGTGTAGGCGACATACGCAATAAATTTGCCATAACTTACGGCACAAGCGGCCAGCATACCTACACAGCTGAGGATGCCCAAAGCATTATAGATTACGGCCTTTACGCTCAGTCATTTACATCACGCATTAAAGATGCGCCAGACGCTGAGTTATACGCCGATCGTCTCATTGCTTTACGTGCCAAGCCTTACGCCAAATTTCAAAACATTACATTTGAGCTAGGCAACCCAGAGATCGATGACAGCGATAGAGATGCGCTAATTAACATATTTACTGGCCTGCCGGTCTGGATACAGAATTTGCCGCCTAACATAAGCGAGGGTTCATTTGAGGGCTACGTAGAGGGCTGGACCTTTAACGCCACATACAATAATTTGACTGTGACATTTAACGCGTCGCCAGTCAATTTTAGCCAGGTCGCTGTAAAATGGGAGTCAGTCAACCCAGCAGAAGCCTGGAACACACTAAGTTCAACCCTGACATGGCTTGACGCGATAGGAGCAGTAGCGTAATGGCAACAACAACACCTAATTTTGGTTGGTCAGTACCAACCTCAACAGACCTAGTAAAGGATGGCGCTACAGCCATTGAGCTGTTAGGCGACAGTATTGATACAACGCTCGTCGATCTTAAAGGCGGCACTACAGGCCAGGTATTATCTAAGACGTCTGGTACTGACATGGATTTTACGTGGGTTACAACAGATGACACTAACGCTATACAAAATGCCATTGTTGATGCTAAGGGCGATCTCATAGCGGCAACAGCGGCAGATACGCCCGCCCGTCTTGCGGTCGGTACAGATGGCCATGTCTTGACAGCCGATTCGACAGCTGCAACTGGCATCAAATGGGCTGCCCCAGCTGGCGGCGGTAAAGTTTTGCAAGTAGTAAATGCTACTTATTCGACACAGACATCAACTACATCAACTACTTTTGCCGACACAGGATTAACAGCAACAATTACGCCAACATCTGCAACATCAAAAATTTTGGTATTTGTTAATCAGGTTGGATGCCATAGAAACTCTGGCACTAATGGAGCTTTGCAATTAAGATTGTTAAGGGGAGCGACCTCGATCGTTACTTTTGAAAAGTATCTCGGCTATAATGGCGGGACTGTTGAAATTAACGCTGGTTCAGCATCAACGACTTATTTAGACTCACCAGCCACAACATCGGCAACAACTTACAAAACTCAACTGGCGACAGATTTGGGCGGTTTTACTTTGGCCGTGCAGGCAAATGGTGGAACATCCACAATTACACTTATGGAAATTGGTGCATAATATGGCAACAGGCGCAGAAGTATTAACAATGCTAATTCCAACAGGCGGATGGGCTATTTCAGGTAATGACTTTACTGGCATTACATTTATTGAGGCCAAGCCTATAACTAAGGCAGCATTTGAAGCAGGTTTTGCTCAATATGATGCCTGGAAAGCCGACCAGGACGCCAAGAAAGCTAGCGACAAA